ATATTAGCAGTTGTAAATTAGTAATAAAAGACGAAGTGAACGTCAAATTTGAGAACCTTTCCCTGGAATGGAGGAAGAGGCTTTCCAACAAATTCAAATATGAGATACCATATGCCAGACATCTGCCAGCGGTCAAGCTGGGCAGGTGGGACGGCAAGGTGTCATTCTTCGGTTTGGGCGGGACGACCTATCTCAACCTGGTTGATCAAATACTTCCCATACTGGAAGACGGTGGCGTGTATGTGGAGATGGAAGATCAAAGGGAGCAACACAACTTTGAATTCAAGGCTGTAGACAAGGATTATCTTTCACACATAAAATGGCCAAATAATCATCCAATGGCCGGACAGTCAATAGAGTTAAGAGATTATCAAATAGAAACAATAAACAAATTTATAGAAAACCCTCAGTGTATACAGGAGATTGCCACAGGAGCAGGTAAGACAATTATTACTGCGGCACTGTGCCAACTAGTCGAGCCTTACGGACGTACACTAACAATAGTGCCAAACAAAAGTCTAGTAACACAGACCGAGGAGGACTTTGTTGCATGTAATCTAGATGTTGGTGTGTACTACGGGGACAGGAAGGAACTGGGAAGATTCAACACTATCGCAACATGGCAATCACTAAACGTACTAGAAAAGAAAAGCAAGGACGAACACTCGGAAGCATTCGCAGAAGCAATAAAAGGAATCAACACGGTGATAATTGATGAGGTACACATGGCCAAGGCCGATGTCCTCAAAAGATTGTTGACCGGACCTTTCGCACACTGTGGCATACGTTGGGGACTGACCGGCACAGTGCCCAAAGCAGAATACGAGTTCATGGGTTTGAAATGTAGCATAGGTGATGTCACTCACAGGATACAGGCCAGTGAACTGCAAGACAAAGGAGTACTCGCGAACTGTCACGTGAATGTGTTACAGACACAGGACCATCCGCAGTTCAAAACATATGCGGAAGAACTCAAATGGCTCACGACAGACAAAGTCAGGATGGCATGGGTCGCGAAAACCATAAAAGACATTTCAACATCGGGCAACACGCTGATACTGGTTGACAGGATATCAGCGGGGGAGATATTACAGGAACAACTGGAAGGTTCGGTGTTTGTTTCTGGATCAACTAAAAACACAGACAGGAAGGAACAATATGATGAAGTATCTACTGCGACAAATAAGATTATTATCGCCACATATGGAGTTGCCAGTGTTGGTATTAATATTCCTAGGATTTTTAATCTTGTTCTCATAGAGCCGGGCAAGTCATTCGTCCGTGTGATACAGAGCATAGGGAGAGGAATCAGGAAGGCCGAAGACAAGGACAACGTGCAGATATGGGACATTACCAGCAGTTGCAAGTTTGCGAAAAGACACTTGGGGGCAAGGAAAAAGTTTTACAAAGAGGCCAATTACCCGTATAATATAGAAAAGATAAATTATGAAAATCCTTACACTTGACAACAGGACATACAGACTAGAGAAGATCCCAGAGTGGGTGGATGAGAACCTCAGGTTCGCTGTGCTGGACAACTCAGATCCCAATGAACCGGATTTCTTCTACATACCTCTGATATTCCTGGAGAGCTTTAACGCACCAGCGGCGGTGCTCCAGATAGGAGAACACAGGATTAAGATGCCACTGGACTGGAAGATGTTGATAGGTGAGGCAGGGCAATCAGAGATGCACGTGTTACCAATAACAAGTTTGAACGACAGGGGATTTGACGCATTCACATTCAATCCGTTGTCCAGTCCTAAACCAGATTTCTATCCCATAGACGTGGTGGACATATACACGGAAGTCAAATGGTACTTCCCGAAGATCAAGTCAGGACAGATGTTGGCCGTGCCGTTGAGCAACGGACCAAAACCGATGTGTGCCTACTTCGTCAAGGACATCTCCAGGCAGTGCGAACAGGTGGACTATGGCTCAGTCTGGTAGGAAAACAATCAAGATAGATGCACCAATAATCATCACTAGTGATGGGACTCCTGTATGGATGGACAAAGAATGGGCAGTTGACTTCTTTGATTGGCTAGGTAAAAATAAATTAAAAATTTCAGGTATGAAACACATGAATAATAAATTACAATTAACGTTTACAACACCAAAAGAATGTACAATGTTTGGATTAAAATATGCCAGCAGAAAAAAATAGAAAATTTTTTGATCTGAGGAACGGACTCAAGGCAGTTGACTTCAGGAACAAGGACTACTTCGACAGGATAGATGACAAGGAGCAGTCCTTGTACTCCCCCTACATGCTGATGAGATACGTCTCCAGCGTGTCATCGAAGGATCCGTTCTACGTGGAACACTACGTGGAGATGGTGAACGAGTGCGTGAACAAGCACTGCTTCACCCTGGGCAAACACAAGAAACTGTTATGGATACTGACCGCCATGTGCGGGGCGGAGACACAGCAGTTCCATCCATGGCTGAAACCCATGAAGCGTGTGGCGAACAAATCTTTAAAAAAACTGATGCAGATCTATCCCAACTGGAAAGAGACAGACCTTGAGACACTTGATAAAGTGATCACAGACAAAGAACTTGAGGAACTGATGGAGGCACATGGCATCGAATCTAAATAAGTGTACATACTGCGACAAGACATTCGCAAAGGAACGTACACTACAGGTTCACTTGTGTGAACCAAAACGAAGACACCTACAGAGAGATGAGAAGTGGGTGGTCAACGCTTTCATGGTGTTCCAGAGATTCTATCAGATACACCAGCACAATTCAAAACCTAGGACATACGATGACTTCGTTGACAGTGCATACTACAACGCATTCGTGAAGTTTGGTCGTTTCATCATGCACATAAATCCATTGTACCCAGACAAGTACATAGACTACGTGTTGCACTCGAAGATCAAACTGGATCACTGGGCCAGGGATGACCTGTATGAATCATACCTGATCGAGGCCCTGAAATCGGAGCCCGTGGAGGCCGCACTACAGAGGAGCATAGCCACCATGATGGACTGGGCCACAGAGCAGAACGCACAATGGTCTGACTACTTCAGATTGGTCAACACCAACAGGGCAGTGCAACACATACAACAGGGAAAGATGAGTCCTTGGTTGTTGCTAGGTTGCAGTGCAGGCAAAAGGATGTTAAAATCATTTAACGACGAACAATTACAAATGATAGAGAGATTCATAAACACCAGCTTCTGGCCTAGCAAGTTGAAGAGCTACCCGGCAGATCAAATGTTGGTGCAGGACACAGCAAGGGAGGCCAAGATTGTCTAAGATAGATGTAGACCAGTCAGATGAATTAGATTTCGTTGACGGTGACTGTTGTGTCCTCATAAGCAAGAACGGAGACATAAGAAAGGTCATAGTACCAAAGATGGACACGGCGATGATAAACAGTGCAGGATACAGAGCATTGCTTGACGTGATAGATCTATTGCAACCTGGATCAAGGGAAGAGTTCGTCAAACACAACGAGAAAGACAAAGGAAGCATACACTAATGCCTGATGTAGACATAGATTTTTTTGACAGGGACAAGACATTGAAACTGTTCAAGCACACACCGGCCACAATAATCAAGGGTGACAAGACAGAGAAGCACAAGTCAGGCGTGTACTTCCACGCTGTCCCAGAACACCCGGTTACAGGTCATTCATCATTAGATTACAAGAAGGCTGAGGACAGGGGCTACTTCAAGATAGATTGTTTGAATGTGAACATCTACAAGGAAGTTAAATCAGAACAGGAACTGGTCGAACTGATGATACAGGAACCTGATTGGGACATGCTGAAAGATCCGAAGATAGTGGAAAACCTTTTCCACCTGAATGGTCATTTCAACATAGTGTCCAGACTGGAACCAAAGACCATCGAACAACTGGCGGCGGTGTTGGCCATAATACGTCCGGCCAAGAGACAATTGATGTACAAGGACTGGATGGATATAACCAAAGATGTCTGGACCAAACCCACAGATGGATCATACTTCTTCAAGAAGTCACACGCGGTGGCTTACGCACAAGCGATTGTTGTACAGATGAATTTGATAAGCAGGGCTAAATATAGCTTTAGTGCAACACAAGATTAAAAAACTCGCTAAAAAACTTCCTAAAAAACGTAAGACATCCAACCCGTATACAAGATCAGAACTTGATTCATACCAGCCCAATAATCCTTTGACGAAATATGTTGAAAAGATATGTGGGGTTAATTGTACAGATCCTGATAAAGTTTAAACAGGTCTTCTTACTAATTGGATAGTTCTTCTCTTTACCCGTTTCTTCGAGATCTCTGACAGCCTGACTGTTGGGCCATGCACTATCTCAACATCCTTGGAGTTCAAAGTGATCAGTGTTGTACGGAAGTATCGGAAATCTCCCTTGAGGAATATGTTTATTGGTAATTTACGATTTGATTCGTGCCACCAAGTCTCCCCGCACTTCAAGAAATGCATCTTGTCCTGGGGCATCATTAACCTGCCGTAATCATAGAAGCTGATCACGTTCACATCCTCATTCTGCACTATACCCACATACTCCAAATCTCCCTTGCGTATCAGACTCAGGAATGGGAATTTGTCCTTCAGTGTGTTAAAAATTTCGTTCATTCTATATCTATAAATACTGTTAAATATGTATTATGCAAACAGTACAAAGGTATTTAATAAACAACTTGGTAATCGCCTACATAAGTGGTTATCACGGAAGGAACTCAAAAGTGTACGATAGACGCTTAACACTGCACAGGGGTGTGTCAAATCCCATCTCATTCACGTTCAAGAACGAGGATCAGAAAGCACAGGACATCACTTCAAAGACCTACGAATTAAACGTTGTTGACACAGAGAGCAAGATGTCAGTCATAACAAAGACACTGACCACACTGGACGACGGATCAACAGTGAGCACAAAAGGTGATGCCAGTTGCACAATAACCGAAGGAGATCTACTTCCTTTGGATGCTGGATTCTACAATTTCGCAGTGCGTGAAGTCAAGTCCGATGGTAGCAGAGAAGTAACATACGCAGACACATCATATGCGGCCGCAGGCACAATTGAAGTGTTAGACAGTGCTTATCCAGAATTTGTTTCAAGTGTGTCAGTAACAAACTTCACAGTGACTGCCGACAGCAAATCATTAGCAAGACTGTCAGGTGTAGTTGACTCAAGACCAGGCATCAACAACAACAAGGCACTGCATTCGATCGCAGTATACACTAAAAATTTCTCAGGAAACTTCAAAGTGCAGGCCACGATGGTATCAAGCCCATCACAGCCCACTGACTGGTTTGATGTTGCCCTGACAGGTGACGCACTGAGTTCAACAGGCGTTACCACTTACAACTTCACAGGTGTCTACCACAACGTGAGATTCACGTGGGAAAACAATGCAGGTAATACCGGTCGAGTTGACAAAATCCTATACAGACAGTAAAATGTAGTTAATGAATCTTATACAGAATACAATTCTGACTAGTCTTCCTGCGGGTAGGAAGAAAACACCCAGCGGGTGGATCAGCTTCAACGCACCCTGCTGTGTGTACAACGGCGAGTCGGCCGACAAGAAGAAACGTGGAGGAGTCATGACCAGTGCTGACGGTACTGTAAGTTATCACTGTTTCAACTGCGGGTTCAAAGCGAACTACATGGTGGGACGTAAGCTGAATCAGAAGATGAGACAGTTCATGAGCTACATCGGCATAGCCGAAGACACCATAAGGAAGATGGCCATAGAAGCCATGCGTGAGGAAGAAGGTGATACAAAATACGAGAGGAAGAAGTTCGTCACGTTCAACAAGAGATCACTACCAAAAGATGCACACAAGTTGGATGTGTGGTTGGAGAAGTACGTGGGGGAAGATCTAACAGAACCACAGTGGAACAAGATAGACCATTTATTGAAATATCTAGAAAGCAGGGGCATAGGTCCCGATTGGTATGACTTCATGTACTCTCCCGACAAGGGGTGGGACGTGTTCAAGAGATTGTTGATACCTTTCTACTGGAGGGGAGATGTGGTAGGATTCACGGGCAGGATGTTTGAACAGTCTGACAAAG